TTGATACCATCCCCATCGTTTGGCAAATTGAGTCGTTTCGCTAAAGTCGCTGATAGGTTCTTGTCCATCTTCGTCTGCTTCTCCAAATAGTTCAGAGTAGCTTGTAGTAATTCGTTGCCTAAATTGTAAAAAAAAAGCGATGCACCTATGCAAATGTCTAATGGAGCGAACTTCATCAGCTCTTGTGTATCTATCTTGGGGTCGTAAGCGTGTATTTGGTACTTATCTCCTTTTCGTTTTTTAATAGGCCTGTACAAAACTGCCATAGCCTTATGGTAAGTATCCCAACTCTGCAAGTGGCTTTCTAAATCCACGTACTCACCAAAAGTAATCTCTTCCAGTTCCGGAATGAAGCCAAACTCTAAGTCTTTAATCTTAAATGTAGGTTGAAATTGTGGAGTTTGCTCGAATAACTTAGTGAAGTGTGCTATCAATTCGTTGAGTGAAGTCAGCTTGATTTTAGCTACCTCAGTCAATCTTATACCGCAGAATATCTCAATCATCTTTTGAGCTACAAACTCTTCGTCTGAGGAGTTCTTTTGCACGTTGAGAAAGTCCTGATAATGCTTTAACGGGATTTCATTTAATTCAGTAGGAACTTTGATTTGTACTTCCATATTTATTAGACGTTTGTTTCTTGTTTTTGTAGCACGTATGAGTAAGCTGCTGCCAACATTTGAGTATGGCGTCTGACGTTAAACATATCGTTAAATATTATCCTGACCTTTTTACCGGTTGTATCTTGGATGTATTGCTCTACTACCCTCACCATTTTAGGTAGCTCATCGGATGTTGTATTGTCCATAGTTTGATTTTAGTCCGAGTGCTTCCATCTCGTGATATCTTAGTGCATCAATGGCGTGATTAAAGTGGTCAATAGGTTTGTTCATTCTGACTCCTTGTTTATCTACATCCCAACAATATGACCTTAGCTCTTTGATTAGGTTTGTACTTGATTTGGTAACTAAGTAATCTTGCCTTTGCATTACGTCTATACCGTAGTTGATAGAGTCCTTTCCTTTTGTTACTCCTTTAATCGTCTTTCCGTAGCGTCTAATCTCTTCGATTGATTTAGGCTCTGAACTATCAGCGTAAATGATAACGCCTGACGGAAGTATCTTGGCGATGTCTGAGTTGACCATTCCTGTACGGTAAGCAATTTCGTTTACTATTCGTTTTCCGTTATAATTGTAGATTTCTATTGCAGCAGTAGGGTCATTCGTGTAACCGAAGTCAAGCCCTATGCCTACCAACTTTGCTTCGCTTGGGATTGTATCTATCTCTTTCCAATTATTAAACACCACACCCTCAAGACTACCTACCTCACCGAGTCCGTACACCCTCCACCAATTTGACCAATAAGAGCTCGTAGCTGCTTTGTCACGGTTCTTTTCTATTTGGCTTACTATTGATTCGTCTAATGCTTCGTTATCCTTGTAGGTTAATATAATAAAGTCCGTGTCAGGTTCGTCTTTTAGTTCCTTGTGTACCCAAAACTCATTCGCAGGATTAAAGTCTAAGAACACCTCTCGCTTGGTGCGGATAGCAAGTTCGTTGTAAGCCTCGAATGTTACGTTGTTGCACTCATTGATGTATAGGATATCACGCCTTGCACCTCGTAGTTTAGAGGCGTCATCTGCCGAAAAGAATTCTATGGATGAGCCATTAGCGAAATCGTACCTGAGTAGAGTCTTGTTGAATCTATCGTCAAAGTAACGATTAGTCCAACGCATTATTTTGAGGAAGTCTTTGAGTGCTCCTCTTCGCAAGTGAGGAATAGTCTCAGCTACTACTGAAACTTCTAAGCCTTTTTCTTTAGTGCATTTGTCTATCAAGATTGGGAGTATGCCAAATGTCTTACCTGCTGACGTACCCCCTTGAATAATCTTGATTCGTTTTTTTAGAGCAAGGATTTTATTTATCGAGGTAGTTCTTTTGAACATCTGCGTCTATTGCTTTTGTTTCGTCAGGGAATAATGGCATCTCCATCGTGACAGTCGTTTCAGTCTTCTCAGTTAGTCCGTTTAAACGTGCAGTTAAGTTAGCATTGTACTGACCAACTAACCCTCCGTTGATTTGGTCTGAGCGGATTTCTCGCTTTATGTATGTAGAGACGGAGCAAAAATCTTGGTAAGCATCGTTTGTATTCTTGATGTAATGCTCAATCCAAAGGTCGTGCTTTTCAAATGCCCATACTTCAAATCCCTCCATTGACAAGGGAACTTCAAGAGGTTCTGCTACCATATCACCGGTACGTTGATTCAAGGTGTACTTGTAGCGAGGATTGTCTTTAACCCATACCTTGTACTTTCTGAATAGGTCTAATAGAGTTTCAGGACTATCTATCTTTCTTGGTCTTCCTACTTTTGCCATTTTCTAATTCGTGTTTTTGTAGTTGTTCTCTGCATATTGCATATCGTTGGTCTTGATCATACTCTCTGACCATAGTGTCATCCATCATACATCGTTGAATGAACTCTCCTTGTTGCTCTTTAGGTAGTGGCTTCGGAATAGGCATTGTACACTCTTTTAAGTTGGTTTACAATATCTCTAAAGCAAGAAGAGCAGTTGCTTGGTTCTAATCTTACTTTCATTACTCTTGAGTATATCTCTCTTACTCTTGTTACTTCACTTGGTTTGAATGTTTGTTGCTCAAGGATTCGTGTTTCCGTAAGCCAATTAAACTCCTCTTCAGTTAAGCACTCAGGTTGACGATATGGAAACCACTCGTTAAGTTTCTTTTTACGCTCATCACATCCGCAGTCTTCTCCTGCAATAAATTTTACAAGTTTATCAATGCCGGTAGCCTGAGTTATTTGCTCGATGGTATCTCCTAAGCCTTGAGATTTCTTTCTTGGTGTTCGTGTTTTTGTCATTTCTTTTAAATTAAGTTATAATCTTGGTTGTTGTAATCTTCGTAGTCTTCTCCTACGTTATCTTTTAAACGCTCCTTGCAGTTTTTAATCGTGTTGAATATTGATGTTAAACTTATGTTAGTGTCTTTAGCTATGTCTCTCATTGAGAGTTCTCCTTGTTTGTATAGGTTGAATAGCTTTTGATCGTACCAATGCCAATTACTAATCTCGTCTTCTATCTTATCGTAAATGTTTGAGTAGGCTTCGTGTTTTTCTAAGTCAGCTTCATCATAACATTCTTTAACCTCATCAAGTGATACTAAGTTCATTTGGTTTGCCCTCAGGTAATCTACGTGAACTGCTCGGATTGAAAGCCACATATAAAACTTATTTAAGCTACCGTCATCTTTTACCACTCCGTCAATATAGTTAAGACGTATGATTCTTAGGTATGTTTCTTGCACGATGTCTTCAGACAGTTCTCCTATGCCCATTTTCTTGGCCATCAGTAGCCATTCTTTATGGTTTAGTCCGAGTTTTTGTAGTTTGTCCATTGGTTAAATTCTAAACAAATATAAAACTAATTTCTAATCAAGCAAGAATATTAAAAAAGCCACCGATTAAAGTGGCTCTAAATTGTTTAAGTAAATCTCTCGTGTAACGTATCTATCTATTTTGTGTAAGGTTGATAAGGTTACGTCTTTTCCGTTTAGAAAGTTGTTCAACTGAAACTGATGCATCTTGTGTCCTTTGGCTTTTATCTCTTGGACTATTTGGTTTCGTGTTTTGACAAATAGGATGCGATTCAGTTGCTTTCTTAAAGCGTCATCGTCAATGTACATATTAGAAGGGTAGGTCATCATCAATACTATCTCCAATTACTGCTCTCTCAGGTGCTACATAAGGCTCACTAAATGAAGCAGAGAAGTAACTACCTGCCTTACCTTGCTTTACCCATAACGCAACCTCCATTTCTTTACCGTTTACGTTTACCTTTCCTTTGTAGTCAGGATGGTTGTCAGCTTTCTTGTTCGTGTTTTTGAAGATTGCTCCGGTGTTTGTTTTGTTTTCCATTTAAAATATATTAAAAATTACTGATAAAGTTAGTGCTATCAGTATTGCACTTATTAATATCATTGTACCGTATGCAGATAGTTCGTTTCTGCTTTTATCTTGGCGGCTTGGTTTCCATTCTTTTTGTTTCATATCTTTTTGTAGTTATCTGCCGTATCTAGGTAAATTTCCCACTCCTTATCCGTGTAAGTAGACATTACCTTAAATTCGTCTTCTGTTAGTTTATTAGTTCGGTACTTTTCAATTCCTTTTGTGTACTTCAGACGGATAGTAAATGTTCTGTCCCAAGTATTTGGTTTAGCTATTAGTTCGTAACTCATCTTATTCTGATTTAAATGTTACGTTGTAGTATGGTTTGATGATATAATTTTGATTGTGCTTTTGCTCTCAATTGTTCATTTCGTTTAAACTTTTTAATGAACTTTTTACAATCGGCTTGGCTACCTTGAAAGTGAACACTTGATTCATCTTCACTTACTACTTGGTAGACATCATCATACGGGTAGAGGCTTATTAGTTCCATCTTATTCTGATTTAATTAGTTCTTCTGCTATCATTCTTGTTGTCTTGCCTTGTATGTACTTCATAGCACTTGCTTCGGCAACTTGACAAGCAAACTCAATCTTCTGCTCCTTCTCCATTGCTTTGGCTTGGTCTTCACAAAATCTTATAATATTAAAATATACTCCTCTGTGACTATTTAAATCAATGTTTTTTTGTTTTTTACAATATTCAATTATTTTTTCTACTGCTGTCATATTATTCTGATTTATTTAGTTCGTGTTTTACTTGCCTCTCGGTAGCCATCGCTGAATCCTTTGACGTAATGTAGCTCAATTTCTTTCTTAATGCGGCTCAAATAAAGCGTTGCATCCATTAATTCCTCAAGCAAATGGTTTATCCATTGGTCTAACGTTAGGTCTTCTCGGTCTAATGTAGTTCCGTATTTTCTTAGTCCTGTTGCAGAGCGTTCTGCATACTTAGCCATTACGCTTAAAACTACTTTGTCAGTTACTTCTTGGTTCATAGCATTTGAATTAGTGCGTTATAATACTCTCGAGCAAGTTCTATCTTCTCTTTTATTTGCTCAATTACTTGTTCGTCTTTTTGTACGTAGAAAACTTTGACTCTTCGGTTCTTAGGAATGTGTGAAAACTGATGCTTACTCTCTACCTCTTCACGCAAATCTAAGTCCTCGTCAATCTTATGTAGTTTCCAATGTGCTCTACGGATCTCGTCTTCTACCATTTCAAGTGGAGTATCCACAAGGCAGTAACAAAGCATTGATTGTTGCTTTCCTGTTAGCCACATATATCCTTGAAGTTGATAAAAATAGTCCTTGTTAGGAATTTCGGTATCAAAAAACGGAAAAGTAGTAGCATCCCAAGAGCTTTTTACGTCAAGCAATACATCCTCCGTGTTTACGTCAGGTGTGCCGGTTATCCAATCGTTCTCAAAATACTCCTCATTCTTGTAAATAAATTTGACGTCTAAGACATCGTTAACAAGTGAGATGGATTCGTCTTCAACTTGGATGCCTTTGTCCGTGTAACGTGAGCTAAACTCCTTACGGATACCGTATTTATGCTCAAGAACTAACTCGTGAATGTAAGTTTTAGCAGTCTGAGATAAGAATTCGCCTTTAGAGCGAGGTGTAGCCATCATTTTACCGATAGCTGAACACCTAATTTTGAGAGTCTTCATAGAGCGTTAAGAATATCAATTTGACCATCAGTTAATGAGAATGATGCTTCGAGCTTCTCACGTGTGTATTGTCCATTTGAAATGGATGTTACTGCTGCTTGAAATCTCTTAGCGTCAATAGCAGGAAGTTTAGTCTCCTTTCTATCTGAGTTATCTTTTGAGTCGGGATCTGATTCAGTCTCGTCAATCAAGAATAGGCCATTTAGAGCGTATTTACGAGCGTAACTTGATGCAGTTCCTGTACATTGTTCAGATGACATTCCTTTGTGCTCTCCAAGCTCTGCAAATCCGTTTACTGATACGATAGTCTTGTCAATAGAAAGTTGTGCATTTGCTTTTAAAAATAGCTTATTGCCTACTTGAATAATGT